TAACTTTGGTAAAAAGGCTGTTACCGCATTTGCTGCTGACGAGAAGGCTGCTAAATCATTAGAGATTCAATTAAAAAATACCGGCTACCAATTCTCTTCTCCAGACGTTGAATACTACATAGCAAACCTTCAGAAGATGACTGGTGTATTAGATGATTATCTACGCCCAGCATTCCAGACTTTACTGACCGCGAGCGGCTCATTGATCCAAAGCCAAAGAGCCTTAGCCGTTGCTTTAGATGTATCAGCTGCTACTGGTAAGTCTGTTGAAGAAGTCAGCGCAGCCTTGGCTAAAGGCTTTACAGGTCAAACTACAGCCCTATCTAGATTAGGCGCAGGATTAGATAAGGCCACCCTTGCTAGTGGTGATATGGGCAAGATCATGGATGAACTTAATAGAAAGTTTGCCGGACAATCTGCCGCAAGACTTGATACTTATGCTGGCAAAATGGACAAACTTAAAGTGGCTACAGCTGATGCTACAGAGATTATCGGTAAAGGTTTAGTAGATGCTTTAACTAGCTTAGGTAAAGATAAGTCATTAGACAAGTTTGCAGATGATTTGAATAGCACTGCTACAGCCATATCTTATTTAGTGGGTGGCGTTGCAAAATTAATTCTAGAAATAAATAAATTAGGTAATATTAAAATAGGTAGTGGTGGCCTATTAGATGTACTTCTTAGAAATCTACCAGTTATAAGTGCATACTATAATGCCGGTAAGAATGCTAGTGCAGCAGCTAATGCTCCTACATCTAACTTTACTTACAGCCTTGGATCAGGCGCAGCCACAGAGATCGCACGTGCGCAAGAATTAAAGATCCGTAAGCAATTAAATACTCAATTAGCCAAAGAAATTGAATTAAAGAAATTAAGAGATAAGTATGATTTAGAGCGTATCAGTTTAATGGCCGCGCTTAACCAGGCTACCGATGAAGAAACCAGGTTGCGCCTTGCAGAGAAGTTAGCCCTATTAGATGGCGATGCTTCTTTAGTTGATGATTATATGGCCCTATCTGACTCTATGAAAGAATTACAAGATAGCACATACGTGGCAACAGAAGCCTTTAATAGTTTAGCAAAGGCCACTCAACAATTATTATTATCCTTTGGTGTAAGTCCTTCTCAGGTAGCAGCAGGTGGATCTATTATTTCTACAAGTCCAGGCAGTGTAGGACCTACTCTAAGTAACGTTACTGGCTTGGCTACTACTTCAATTAACCAGGGAATGTTAGGCACAAGCCAACAGGCAATAGATCTAAGCATTTCTTTAGGCTTTACAGACACTTCAAACATTACAGATGCTTTAACTAGAGCTATAGCAGAATCCGTGACCCTTAATACTAAGAATGGTTTAATAACTACCCCTGCTGGATTCTTATAATGGCCGTACCTACAGTTAATGCCATTATTAACTTCAGCACTGGGCCACAGTTTGCCCAGGCTTTTATACTCGATGAAGGCATACTTGATGTAAACATATTGTCAGATTCAGCAGCTGTAATTGTAGATGTATCTGATTTAATTAATTCAATACAAACTAGCAGGGGCCGTAATGCTTTAACCGATGAGTTTCAAACAGGTCAGATGTCATTACGCATAGTAGATCAAAATGGCGATTTTAATCCACAGAATCCATCCAGCCCTTACTTTGAATTATTAACTCCCATGAAAAAGGTAGCAATAACTGCAACCTACTCAGGAGTAACATATCCAATATTTTCAGGCTTTATTACATCTTATGTAACAACCCAGCCTAAAGATGCCACTGAGGTTGCTTACACCACTATACAAGCTGTAGATGCTTATAGGTTGGCACAGAATGCCCAGATCTCAACAGTTACTGGTGCTACTGCTGGTGATTTATCAGGCACAAGAATTAACCAGATATTAGATCAGATCTCATGGCCTGCCACTATGCGTGATGTAGATGCAGGATTAACTACAATGCAGGCAGATCCAGGCACTGCTAGGACTTCTTTAGCAGCTTTAATTACTGTTGCTAATTCAGAGTATGGTGCCATTTACGTTGATCCTTCTGGATTCTTTGTTTTCCAAGATAGATCTGTAACAGTCGGATCTATAGCTGGTACATCAACATTATTTGCAGATGATGGCACAGGCATTAAATATGCTAATGCTGTATGGAAGTTAGACGATACTTTAGTATTCAATAAAGCCACAGTTACTAGAACAGGTGGCACTGCTCAGGTAGCCACTGATCAGGCATCTATTGATAAATACTTCTTACACTCATATTTTCTAGATAACCTGCTTATGCAGACTGATGCTGTGGCCTTGGATTATGCCCAGGCTTATGTTAATTCTAGAGCTGAGACCAGCATTCGATGTGATGCTATTGAGTTAGACCTGTATAGCCCAGACTATAACACCGGCATAATTGCAGCTTTAGGCTTGGACTTCTTTGATCCCATCAAAATAATTACTACTCAGCCAGGTGGATCTACCCTGGATAAGACCCTACAGATTTTCGGAGTGGGCATGAATATCACCCCGAATAGTTGGAAAACAGTGTTTACAACGCTTGAACCGATCATAGATGGGTTTATACTAGACAGCATAGATTATGGTGTTTTAGATGAAAATGCATTCAGTTATTAAGGAGAACTAATGGCAAAACAAACGTTTACAAGTAATCAGGTATTAACAGCTGCACAAATGACATCGCTGCAGCAAACAGCTATGGGTGGTGGATCAACTACTGCTAAGACTACAAGTTATGTTTTAGTTGCAGCTGATGCTGGTACTACTGTTGCTATGAATGCAGCAGGTTCAACTACTATTACAGTTAATACAAGTTTATTTTCAGCAGGTGATTCAGTATTTATTCAAAACTGGGGTGCTGGTACTTTAACTGTAACGGCTGGTACAGCGACAGTAAGTACACATGGTTCACTAGCATTAAGTCAATGGGAAGGTGGACAATTATATTTCACCTCTTCTAGTGCTGCTATCTTCTTTGATATAAGTCAAAGTACAGGCATGACAAATCCAATGACTACAACAGGTGACACCATTTATTCATCAAGTGGTTCAACACCTGCTGCATTACCAATTGGAAGCACAGGACAAGTTTTAACTGTTGCTTCAGGTTTACCAAGCTGGGCAACGCCAACTGGTAGCGGTTCAAATTGGTCATTATTTGGTTCAGCCGCATTAACAGGTGCTTCAACTATTACAATTTCAGGAATTAGCGGTAAAGATAAAATAATGGTTTTAGTTTCCGCCGCTTCTAGTGCTTCCGTTAATGCTGAAATGTATATTAGATTTAATGCAAGTTCTGCTAACTATTACAATTATGGTCATTATCACCAATGGTTTGCTACTTATGGGTCTGGAAACTTTGAAAATGTTAATGGTAGTTTTTCTAGCATTTATGGGGGAAAAATGTCTAGTAACGCCGCTTCTAGTGTTTCAGGTGCCGCAACAATTACAGGTTGTAACTCTTCAGGTGTTAAACAATTTATTGCCGTAAATAATGGAAATGGTGCTGGTGGGTCAGGACAATATGGTTTTAGCGTCCAAGGATATTGGGATAACAGTGCGACAGTTTCAAGCGTAAGCCTTGTGAGTTCAGTTGGTAATTTTGATAATGGCACATTATATGTTTATACAAGCGTATCTTAAGGAGATAAAATGAAAATAATTGAAAAAGAAATTAACGGAATTACTGGAGAAGAAACCATTACAGAACGCGAGGAAACTGCCAGCGAAAAAAAACAACGCGAAGCAGCCGAAATTAAAGCAGCGACATTTGAAGCCGAACTAGCCGCAAAGGCAACCGCTAAGGCTGATCTATTAGCAAAACTTGGCATTACAGCTGAAGAAGCAACGCTACTTCTTTCATAATGAAGCCGTGGTTATGTGCAGCTGGGGTAGAGCTTAGGGATGCCGTTACTACCTGGTATCCAGATCGCAGGACTACCAGTGATGGGTGGGTTGGTGATGCTCGTCATGCTGCCAGAAAATCAGATCATAATCCAGACCAGACCGGATGCGTGCGAGCCATTGATATTGATTCTCGCTTGGATACATCCGAAGGGCTCTCGGTATATCTGGCTGACCAGATCAGAATCTGTGCGAAAACCGATAAGCGCATATCTTACGTAATCCATAACGGCATGATTGCTAGCAAGATTCTTAATTATAAGTGGCGTAAGTATTCTGGCTTTAATAAACACACAAAGCACATCCACGTCAGCTTTAATCCATCCGGTGATAAGGATGGTAAAGAGTTTGATATACCACTACTAGGGGGAAAGATATGAAGATCAGTAAGAAGCAGAAGGCAGTATTAAAGTCTTATGCACGTGGGGTATTAGTATCCTTCTTAACATTCTTAGCAAGTAATGAATTAAGTTTAGATCCTGCTATTTCTGTGATCGTTGCAGCTTTAGCCGGTCCAGCAGCTAGGGCTCTAGATAAATCCGATAGTGCTTATGGCCTCGGTGCAGATGAAGCATGACACCGGGCGAATGGGCTGGCTTTGGGGCTGGCGTTATCGCAGTGCTGTCAGGCGTGCTAGTCGGATTACGTTTTTTAGTTAGAGGCTGGCTTAATGAGTTACGCCCTAATGGTGGCTCTAGTATGAAGGATCAATTAACTAGGTTAGAGAAGCGTGTTGATGATCTATTTATTCTAATTAGTAAGTCATAATTTTAATATGGCTAACACACGTAAGCGAAAGAAGATCAATAGGCGCGTGGTGCGTAAATCACCTGACCCATTATCTAAGCTAGAAGTTTTTTACATTTGTAAACATGAGATGTACAAGGCTGCACGCAAGGCTGGCTTTAGTGAGCCCCTTGCATTAGCTTTAATGGATAGTCCTTTGTCTATGCCTGATTGG